ATTTTAACTTCAGCTGTAAATTCTTTTTCTAAAGATGGATTAACTTCTGCAGAAATAGCTAATACAATTTTCAAAACTGTTAAAGCTGGTAAAACTACGGTTTCAGAATTAGCTCAAGCTTTTGGTGCTACTGCTCCTATGGTTGCTGAAGTTGGAGTTAAATTTAAAGATTTTCAAGCGGCAACTGCAGCACTTACAACTACTGGTTTACCTGCTTCTCAGGCTCAAAATGCTCTTAGAGGTGCGATGGCCGCTTTGATTAAAACTTCTGGACCAATGGATGACTTGTTGGAAAAAATTGCTGAATCACAAGGTAAAGTAAGTATGACAGGAAGGGAATTAATTGCTTCAACTGGTAATATGGGAGAAGCTTTTACTTTACTTAAAAAAACAGCAAAGGAACATAATATATCTTTAGAAGATGCCTTTGGTCGTGTTGAAGCTTTAAATGCCGTATATGGTCTTACTGATTCTGTGGCAGAGTCTTATGCTAATACTTTGAATTCTGTTTCTGATTCAGCTGATGTTCTTACTGAAGGATTTTTGAAACAACAAAAAACTATGACCGCTCAATGGCAACTGGTTAAAAATCAGTTGAATATTGCAATGGTTGATTTAGGAACAAAGATATTTCCAATCGTAATTGATGCAATGAATAAAGCACTTGAAATTGCTAGAAATCTTTATCATTGGTATAAAGAACATAGTGAATTTATAACTGGATATTTGATTCCAGCAATTAAAGGTTTAGTATCTGCTTTGGTTGCTTATAAAGGAATAATGATGTCGGCAATGGCAGTTTCTAAGATTGGAGCATTATGGAAAACCGCAAGTGCTGGTGCTGGAATTTTAACAAGTGCCACTTATACATTAAATGGTGCGATTAATGTTCTTAGAACTTCTCTTAGTAAACTTTTATTAGTTGCTGGTGGAATCCCTGCATTGATAGCAGTAACAGTTACAGCAATATTTATGCTTCGTGATGCTGTTAAAAGAACTGCTGATTCTGTTGTTGAGGCTTATGAAGCTATGGGTCAGGCTAGTGACGAAATGACTACTTTATTAAAATCTAGACAGGCTATTTTAATTAAAGCAGAAGAAGAAGGAAATGAAGTTTTGATTCGATTAGCTAGATTAAAAAAAGACCAAGCTGTTGCTATTGCAAAACAAGAATCTATTGAAGTTATTAAAGCTATTAAAGATAAAATTGCTAATATAGAAAAAGAAGTTGCTGGTGATAAATCTTTACAATCAGTATGGAATAAAATTCTTGGTATTGGAACAACAGAAATTCCAGAAATTGATGTACCTGGTATTAATACTGGAGAAGAATTAAAAAATGTAGATAAATTCCTTCTAACTACAATTACGAAAGTTAATGACCAGATGGATAAATTTGCTGAAGCATATGAACAGGCTCAGATTAGAGGTTCTGAAGCTTTTGAAAAACTTGATGATGATACTGAAAAGAGTCTTGATAGTATCAGACAAAGTATTCGAGATGTTCGAGGAGAAATGTCAGCATTGAAAGGAGAACTTGCAGTTGGAGAAAAATCTGATATTAAAGATTTGGCTGGTGCTTTTGCTGAAGCTGAACAAAGAATAAAGGGTCTTAAATATGAGTTAGCTAGAGCAACCGATGTTCAACAAATTCAAGATATAAAATCTCAAATTAAAGACGAAGAAGAAGCTATAAAAAGAACAAGTGATGTTCAAAAGAAATATGCAAATGAAATTGCTAATGCTAAAAAGACAGCAAATCTTTCTTCACTTGAACAAGCTATTGTTGAATTTAATGGTAAAAGAGAACTAGCTCAAACAGAATTTAGTACCAAAATGAATCAGTTAGTAGCTGAAGAACAAGCTTTGGTAAAGAAAAGAAAACTTGAAATTCAACTTTCTGATGAAAAGAGAGCTTCTTTAGAGGAAGATTTAGATGATACTCTTAAAAAGATAGACAAAGAAAAATTAGCTTTTGTTGCTAAAACAGTGAATGAAATAGCTATGGAATTTAATAAAAGTGCTATTACTACACAATTATCAGAACAGGTCGCAGAATTAAGACAAAAGTTATCAGATGAAACTTTTAGTGTAGTAAGTAGTAATATTCGCTCTGAAATTGAATTGTATAAAGAACTTGCTATGAGGATTAAAGATGTTGCTAGTTCAAGGTCATCTTCACGAAGTACTAGCGTAGATGATGCTGTTATTACTCCTGCTGGAAAAGTTATAAAAACAAATCCAGCTGATTATATTTTTGCTACTAAAAATCCGCAATCACTTCTTGGAGGAAGTGCAAGTACTACTGTAAATATTAACGGAGGAACATATCTTTCTGAAAATGTTGCTGAAGAAATTGGCGATATGATTATAGCTAAATTAAAAACTAATATAAGAATATAAACTTATGTCTTTTATTATTGATTCATACAACGAAAGTAATTCGTCTGGTAGTACCGCACCAGATTCTAATTATACGAAATATGGACAAGTGTTTCAAGGTAAGGACGCGAATCTTTTAAGTTGTAAATTTTATCTAAATACTAATGCTTCTCCTACTACGGATATGTATGCGAGAGTTTATGCTATTACTGGAACTCCAGGAACTGATGCAGAAGCAACAGGAAGTGCATTAGCTGTTTCAGGTGTTGTTGATGCTGAAGATTTAACTTCAACTTTGACTTTAATTACATTTTCTTTTAGTGGAGTTAATCAAATTGCTCTTAATGATGGAACTTGGTATGCAGTTATATTTGAACCTGATGCGATTGGAGTACAAATAAATATTGGAGTTGATACTTCTTCTCCTTCTCATAGTGGTAATCCTTGTCGTTATTATGATGGTGGAGGTTTTTGGGTTGGATATACTGGGGCTGATTTTATATTTTATGTTTATGGTTCAGATTCAGAAATAGATGTTTCTAGTGTTATTACTATTTCTGAAAATACTCAATTAGGAATAGATGATTTAGATATTAGTGTCTATGATGAAATTACTATTTCTGAAGATGTTGGAATTGGTCAATATTTAGACCCGATAAGTTTTAGTACTAATAATTCAATTTCAATATCTGAGGATGTTACTGCTAGATTAATAAAATCTGGTGTTCAAGTGTTTCTTGGTGATACGAATGTTACAAATAAAATAGAACGACCAGATTTTTCTATTGAGAATATTTTAACTCAACAAGTAGATAGATGTACTTTTACTCTTATAAAAATTGCTGATGGAGATTTTGAACCTACTGCAGGTCAAGAAGTTTCTGTATATAATGATGGTACTAAAATATTTAGTGGTATTGTAATTAAAATTACTCAAGGAGCAAAAGAATATAAGATTATTAGATTTGAAATTGAATGTGAAGATTTTACTCGTTTATTAGATAGAAGATTAGTTATTGAAGTGTATCAAGACACTACTATTTCTGAAATTATTGAATCAATAGTTACTCTTTATTTACAAAACACTGGATTTACTACTAATAATGTTGAGGGTTCAACTAAAACTATTGATAGTATTACATTTAATTATATTCCAGTTTCAGAATGTTTAAAAAAATTAGCAGAATTAGTTGGTTATGATTGGTTTGTTGATTATGATAAAGATATTCATTTCTTTACTGGTAGTTCTGAATCAGCTCCTTTTGATTTAGCTGATAGTGATGATAGCTATATTTTTAATAGTTTAAGGATTAGAAGGGATAATTCTCAAATTAGAAATAGAGTTTATATTAGAGGGGGTAATTATCTTGGTGATACTTTTACAACTGAATTTATTTCAGATGGTATTCAAAATGTATATCCTTTACCTTATGCCTATGAAGAATTACAAACTAATGTAACTGGAGAAATTTATGAACAAGGTATTGATGGTACAGACCCAATATCAACAAAAGATTATATTTGGAATAATGATGAAAAATTTATTAGATTTAGGGGAGATAAAATTCCTAATGATACTTCTAGTATAAAAGTTTCTGGTCCACCATTTTTACCAGTTCGTGTTGTTGTTCAAGCAAGTGATTCAATCGCCACTTTAGCTGCTGCTGAAGGAGATGAAGGTATTTCTGAATATGTAATTATTGATGAAACAATTATTACAAAAGCACAAGCTCGAGAAAGAGCCGATGCAGAATTGACCGCTTATAAAAATACACTTTCTGAAGGTAGTTTTACTACTTATCAAGATGGATTAAAAGCTGGGCAACTTATTACAGTTAATTCTACTGCTCACGGTATAAATGAGGAATTCTTGATTAATAAAGTAATAGCAAGATTATATACACACGAGGCTTTAAGATATGAGGTTTCTTTGGTGACAACAAGAACTTTTGGTATTATAGAATTGCTACAAAATATGTTGACAAAAGACAAAAGAAGTATTGTACTTGATGATAATACAATAGTAGATGTAATATATTCTTTCAATGAATCAATAACTTTTGGAGAAAGTGTTACTGAACAAGATATAAATTATCCTGTTGAATTTGTTGCAGGTCCGTTACCAATTCCAACTGGTTATAAACGACAATTTGTTACAAATGGTTCTCCTTTAGGTCCAATTAATTATATTAATCCAGAAGATGATATCGCAATTAATGATGTTATTACTGTTTCTGTTTCTTAATTTATTGTAATATATAACTATGAAAAATATATCTAAAAAAGAAGATTTAAAACTTACAGGAAAATATAAGTTTACAGTAGCTAAACTTGAGATTCTTGAGCATTTTGCCCTTAATAAAAAGATAAATATGTTAAGAGAGAAAGGGAAAGAATATATTTCTTTAGTTAGAAAACTTAATGAAATATGTCAGACAAGAATTTATGAATCTAAAAATATAATTCCAACAGTAGGGAGGTCATTGATTGCTGATAATTTAGCTAATTCAAGTCCTACTAATACAATGAAAATTAATTATTCAGCTATTGGTTTTAGTACAACTGCGGTGGCGAATAGTGATTTAATTCTTGTAGATGAACAATATAGAAGGGTGATTGCTTCTACTACTTCAAGTGATAATATTGTTTATATTTCATCTTTCTATGGAGTAGGTGATGCCGTAGGAACTTATTATGAACACGGATTATTTTCTGATGCAACAGGAGTGGCAGATAGTGGTATACTCTTTTCAAGAGTACTCTTAAATACTGGTAGTGGTATTATTATAGGAGCAACAGAGACACTTACCATTGATTATCAACTGATAATTTCTTAATATTGTCAAGTATTGATTATAATTTAACAATTTCTTAATATTATGTCAGGAATAAAAGTTTGGACAACACAAGACCCAGTAGATGCAGATGATTTGAATAGTAATTTCAGTCAAATTATTGCTACACAAGATTATACCGCAGGAGAAACAATCGCTGTTAATGACTCTGTGTATTTAAAATCTTCTGATTC